GGCTCAGATACGCTCACAACGTCCACGCCGCACTTTTTACGAAGCAAGGACTTGTATACGATGCTTTCTTCCTGGTTCCTTGCAAATCTTGAAAATTTCCAGACCAGGATCACATCAAAAGGATGTTCTTCTGATTTGGCTGCGGCGATCATCCGCAGGAACTCCGGTCGTTTGTCGGCCTTCCTTCCGGATATGCCGTGCTCTATGTAAGTGTGCTCCTTCGATACGTGCAGACCGTTTTTCTTGGCGTATTCCGTACCAAGACGGATCTGTGCATCTGGCGACAGTTCATCCTGTTTGTCAGTGGAAACACGGACGTACAGGGCACACTCTCTGAAATTCAGTTGTTTCATTACCATCACACTCCTGTTTTTGAGTATACTTAACTAAGGGTATAAAAATACCCTGGTTGCGAAACCAGAGCAATGATGGTATAATATGCTTGCTTAGGACATATTTACCGGGTTGCTCCGGTGAGTATTCAGATCCGCTTCGGTGCTGGTAACACTGGGGCGGATTTTTATTTAATTTTCTATTTTTTTCAAATCGGTTCTTGCTCCGTATGTCAATTTAATACTATATGGATCTGGCATTTCGTAATTTCCCCAACGTGTGCGTAATACTTTCTTTGGATCGATAGGTGATTTCGCTGGAGAGTTTTTCTGCTTCACGGATGGAGAACTGTTTGGTGTAAAGAAATCAATTGTTCTATCAAGTTGTTCTTGAGGTTGTTCAGCACGGAGTTTCAGACTGATACGATATTGTTCAGCATCGGGAACATCAGTAAATTCTACTGTTTTATCAAAATTCTTTCTGACTACATCCTTTATTTCATCAAGAGTGACATGGAAAAATTCTCTGCGATGATTTACCATATTGAGTTTTCTATCTTCAAATGCTCGGTGAAGTGCAGCTTCAAGTGCAGGGGCATTATCAGAGAATATCATGGCATGGACATCAAAATTAAATGGGACAGAAGCACTTCCGAGTTCGTCTATTCGATCTTGAGGATCAAGCCTTCGTGTCATACCTATTTTATAGATGTCTTTTCCAAAAGCACCAATATTGGATATGACATATACATATCCGGCTTTTTGGTTTGCTTCTCTATAGTCAATATCCTTGATGGATTTTTCAATTTCTCCTAATTGCTGTTCAATTTCTGCTTTTTTTGCGATCAAGTTTTCGTCATTAGGATTCGCCTGTAACTGTACAGAAATTTTATGGTATGCTGTCAAATAATGAGTTTGCTCTTTTTCTATTTTTTTACGCTGGGCTTCGATTTCTTTCTGCAATCTGGCAGCTTCACGAAGCTCCTCTCTTGCAGCACGTTGAGCTTCCTTTTCTTCCTGTTTTTTCTGCTGATATTCGAAAGCCAATCGCAGCTCTTTTATTTTTGCATCCAGATATCCACGACAAATGGATATGTTCATGACAGTCCCTAATTTGGAAATTGTTTCAGCAGATTTTTGTATCTTATTTAACGATGCATCAAAATTTGTATACTTAACCTTAGAAACCAGTTCATCACATTCGCCGTTGAAAGCACGCAAGAGAAGTTTTTGGGTGTCGGAAACCAGTTTTCTGCCCTTTGCAGCACTGCCATTTACTTGCCAATTTGTTACACCACTTACTGCACGTCCTTGTTTGATAAGCTCTTTTTGCTTCGAACGAATTTTAGCAAGTTCTTCTTTATAATCAAGAGAAGAAGCAAAGTCAAATTTCGGAGTATATAGTCCGAATTCCTGAACAAGAATTTCATCGTCCATCCATACAATTTGTGATTTTTTGTCTTCAATCGTCTTATCTAATTTTGATATAGTGTTATTTAACTGTTCAATATTTTTATACAGTTGAGAAACTGCCTGCTGCTGATTTTGCTCCTGTATCTTTAAGTCATCAATTTTTTGTTGCAAAAGCATAGCATCTTGCATTTCAGGAGTTAAAAGCTCTTGCATTTGATTTAATTGTTTTGTAAGTTTTTCAACCTCTTCTTTATATTGTTTGCCCTTAAAGGCATCCATGATTCCCATAACTCTTTTCTCCTTTGAATATTTTTTTGACTTTTAGAGATAATAACACCATGAAAATATTATTATCTCAATTCTTGGAACAGCACCACCTGTCAATCCGGCAGGCCGCAATTATGACCGGTGTTCCCCGGTCTACGATCGGTGACATAGTGACCGGTCAGGTATGCCCTACACTGGCAACTATGGAACAGTTGGCAGCAGGGCTGAAAACCACTATTTCTGACTTGTATGAGTCTGAATATAAGTGATTTTCAAAAAGCGTCCGGGATTCCGGACAACGCACAACTTTTTTCCTCCTGAAACGTTTGTTAAGATGAAAGGAAAATTTTACTAAAACAAATGTTCGAAAACAGTTGCATCACAAATATTTTTGTGATAATATAAAACCAAAGTTTTTCGAACAAATGTTTGAAAAAACGTGATCGGGAGGTACATATGATGGATTACAAAGCTGAGATTATAAAACTGATTAACAAACTGAACGCTTCAGATGAAACCTTTTTGAAACAGGTTTACATCATTATTAAGAAGCACTTTGACAGAAGAGAGGGACGTTAGTCCCTTTTCTTTTTTGCCAAATTGTCAGCCAGCTTCTCGGCTGCTTCCGTGAGTACCTTTTGCGATGCGGGAGATAGTTCGTTGTAGGTTTTGGCTATCTCTAAAATTATACCATAAAAAGCGTTGTCTTTTCCCTCTTCTAGCAGATCTGATACGATGCCAGCTATTTCCTCATCTTCTGAGAGCTGCTGGTACATCTCTCCTTCACCTGTTTTCAGCCATTCTTCGCTGACATTGAACTCACGGCATATTGCCCGGCTCATTTGTTCCGTAAGATTTCTCTTTTCTTTTTCAATATTAGAGATTGCTACTTTGGTCACTCCGAGCTTATTTCCGAATTGTTCCATTGTTAGATTCAGGCTTTTTCGAACTTCTTTGACACGCTCACCTTGCGTCATTCATTCGCCTCCCTTCATTTTATTTCTGATCTTAGGATAACACCGTACAAGAAAAAAGTCAACAAAAAAAGTTAGCAAAGCTAACAAAAAGTACTTGACAACGTTCTCGAAGATTACTATAATGTAATCAACGATAACGAAGTAAGCAGGAAAGTCCAGGTGAAGTGATAGGGCGGTTCGTGAGTAACGTGGTAGTTATGCTGATAAACGTATCAGACAGAGCGAATGCAGAATAAGCATGACCTGGCAAAACAGTTGAAGAAAGCAGGAACATCAGGGCAAGAAAGCACAGTGTTCATTACTACCGGCAGAAAAATGAGCAGTCTGAACCAATCAGAACTTTTCCCCTCAACCAAGAAGTTGTTAAGCGGAAGAATCAACGAGCGAGAGGACACAGCACTTCGTTACCGTACAAAAAAAGAAAGGAGAGAATCGAATGAGAGAAACGAAAAAGAAGCTGTTGCAGGAAACAGTTACGATTCTGAAAAAGCTGGACAAAGAAAGCCTGGCAATCATCAGAAGCAACGCAGAGATTCTGAGAGCCAGAGACACTCTCGAAGAGCAGAAAGCGGGGTAGAGAAACGAAAAAGTGAGGTGATAAGATGCCAAAAAGCAATTTTTGTCAGCCCAAAACAGACGAGCGTCTTGATTTTCTGAGAGAAGCCGTTGACGGCGGAATGTCAAGAAACAAAATCAAAGTAAAAGAGCTTTCAGTCAAAACCGGCATCAATAAAAGTACGCTGTATAAGCGAAGACAGAAGCCGGAGACCATGACAATCGGAGAACTGTTAATCTTGAAAGACACATTGAAGATCGACGAGCATCTTTTGATGAAAGCACTGATTGAAGGGAGATAAAAAGCAATGAAAAAAGAAACAGAAACAACCGAAGTAACAGAAGAAACAACCGGAGCTGGTGTAATTGCCCCGATCGTAGCCACAGCGGCAGCAATATTTGCCTTCTGGTGGCTGGGAAAATACAGCACGTTTTGTGAACGCGATATCGTTGGAACTGCCATTACCGTGTGGTGTGCGGTACTGATCCGTGTGCTGATGTTGGTGAGCAAGGAGGAAGCAGAATGAGCAAGATTATTAAGGTTAGTAC